GTATCACCCGTCACATTGCGCTTTTTGACAGGACTTGGTTAAGTAAACCAAATGATATTTTCATGCACCAAGCTGAGCAGATCGTCAAGGACCTGTTCGCACCGGTAGGACAAGTTGAACCTATTGATTTCAACTACGCTGGCTGGATGGAGATTCTTCCCCATCTAGACATGACGTCTAGTCCTGGCCTCCCTCTTCGTCGTGAGTATCACACGCAGGGTGAGTGTCTCGGCCACATTTACGATAAAACTAAAAGGCTGAACCACTTCGCTAAATTTCTACCTCCGCCGTCAGTTCGCGCCCCTCCATGTATGATTGGAGTCCGGCCCGGTCTGATTCGGCGCGATGAGCTTGATTCTAAAATCAAGGCTCGTGGCGTCTGGGCTTATCCGGCAGAAGTTAAAGTGATGGAGATGCGCTTTTGCGTACCTCTCATGAAACGTATGTCATCCGTGTTCGGAAAGATTCCTTATCTAACTGGACGTAACATGAACAAAGCTTTGCCCTTTTGCATTGACCATCTTCTCAATGATGGTAACTTTGGTTTTGTTACTGATGTATCTAAATTAGACACATCCATCGGACCTGACTACATTGATTGGGCGTTTGCCTTATTGGCTTCGTTCTTTCATATGGGTATCACCGCTTCATCCGTTAAACGTAACGAATCGGTTTTTGATTTCCTGAAGTATTACTTCAAACGTACTCCCATCCTCTTGCCTTCTGGACAGCTCGTCCGAAAGCAAGGAGGTGTTCCGTCTGGTTCTGGTTTCACCCAACTAGTCGACACCTTGGTGACTACTCTTTTCACAGTTTATACTATGTTAAGAATGGGATACACTCGTGCTGATATCGAAGGTAAAATCTTCGTTGTTGGTGACGATATGGCTACTTCTGTGCCAGAGGATTTCGATGTCCCGAAATTCGTTGAGTTAGCTGGTGAGCTAGGTTTCGATATCAACCTTTCCAAGGTTATGTTTTCTAACAAAGGTATTGAACTTAAGTTTCTCGGTTACTCCAAATACGGTGGCGGAATTTTCCGTCCTCCGGAGGAACTCCTTCAAGGAGCTTTCTTCCCCGAAAAGTTCGTCGGCAATCAAGACCGTGCGCGCCAGCGCATTCTAGGTCAGACAATTGCTTCCGGTCTCTGTTCTGGTTTTCTTTCAAAAGTAAACTATTGGATGGCAGACCTCGACCTTCA